AATCTACAGATATGGGATTGTTTATCATATGACATGGCGGTAATTGAAAAATCCAATTTGCGTGGACTCAAAGTAAAATATTTTGGCAAAGACAGGCAGTTTCACTTTGGTAAATATCTTTTTACAATTGATTTTGCTGCACCAGATTTCAATCGTATCGACACCAGTTTTTCAGAAGGTGTGCAAGAACATAAATCATATAACTTTATTCAACTCGACAATGGCCAGTTCGCCTGTCAACCAAATAATCGGTGTCTGTGGTATGATGTATCACTGGTACCACCTGTAGTAAAAACACCTGATTTTAAAATACCAACAGAGGTTTATTCGGTAGAAAATGTATCGAAGTGGAGTGTTGGCACTCCTGATTCATGGTTCTACCAATTTGATAAAAAAGAATGAATGAATTAGTTATAACTAAAAAAGATGAGGTGTATGCCAAGATAACTTGTGAAAAACATATCGCAAAAGAGTTATCGGAGTTTTTTACATTCTTTGTTCCAGGTTACCAATTTGTTCCTGCCTATCGCAATCGTGTGTGGGACGGAAAAATTCGTATGTTTAACCTACAATCAAATCAAATTTATCTTGGTTTGTTACCATACATTGAAGAATTTTGTAGAGAACGTGAGTATCAATTTGAATATGGTGATCCACGACCTGATATTGACGATGAATATTCGGTATATCATGCGAAGAAATTCATAGGAGAGTTGAACATTCACGCTCGAGGTGAACCAATTGATGTGAGAGAACATCAAATCAATGCTTACATTCATGCCATGCAAAAACGCCGAGCGTTGTTACTTTCACCAACGGCATCTGGTAAATCTCTCATCATCTATCTTCTCTTTCGTCAACTTCACCAGTATCAAAATCTCAAAGGTCTTGTAATTGTTCCAACCACTTCTTTGGTTGAGCAATTATACTCAGACTTTGGTGATTATAATAATGGTGAAATGGTAAATGTGCATCGTATTTACCAAGGCAAAGAAAAAGACACCGATAAACCACTCACCATTTCTACATGGCAATCCTTATATAAAATGCCAAAAGAATACTTTCATCAGTTTGATTATATTATCGGTGATGAAGCACATCTATTCAAGGCACAATCATTAACAACCATTTTAACTTCTTGCATTAATGCCAAATATAGAATTGGTCTAACAGGCACATTAGATGGCACCAAAACTCACAAATTAGTATTAGAAGGTTTGTTTGGTGCTGTTAAAAAAGTTATTAGTACCAAAGAGTTAATTGATAAGCAGCAACTCTCAAATTTTGAAATTAAATGTTTAGTTCTAAAACATACCGATGAAGAATGTTTGATGGTAAAAGACTACACTTATCCAGAAGAAATTCAATATCTAATATCACACGAAAACAGAAACAAATTCATTAAAAATCTTGCAGTTAGCTTAGGTAAAAATACTCTTGTATTGTTTCAAATGGTTGACAAGCATGGTAAAATATTGTATGATATGATAAGACAAACAGAGAAGATTGGCAATAGAAAAGTATTCTTTGTTTATGGCGGTACTGATACAACAGACCGTGAAGAAATAAGAAAAATTATGGAGATAGAACAAGATGCGATTGTTGTTGCTAGTTTTGGCACTTTTTCTACTGGTATCAATATTAGAAACTTGCATAATATCATATTTGGAATGCCAACTAAGTCCAGTATTAGAACGTTGCAGAGCATAGGCCGTGGACTAAGACAAAACGAAGGTAAAGAAATGGCTACATTATATGATATAGCCGATGATTTAAGATATAAGAAACATATGAATTATACACTAAAACATTTCGTGGAAAGAACAAAGATATATAATGAGGAGAAGTTCCCATTCAAAATATACAAAATAGGACTAAAGAAATGAACACAATAAAAATAGTTCGATTAAAGAATGGTGAAGATATTATTGGTGACGTAACTGCCAATGGTATTCAATACTACGACATTGAAGAACCAATGGCGTTTGAAGTTGATTATCGTGGTGATCATTCAGGATTGGTAATGCGTCATTGGCTGCCAGTTCAATTGCTTAAAAAGAATCACATACAATTAAATGTTCACGATGTTCTTTGTGTTTTGGAACCAGACGAAGAATTCTCCGAATATTATGTGAATACTGTGGAAAAAATCAAACGTTTGTTAGAAGCAAAAAACTCAGTAAACAATATGTCTGAGGAAGAAATTCAACAGATAGTTGATGAATATAATATTATGAACCAAGGTAATGATACATTACATTAATCTTTTCTTCAAACCAGGACATACTCGACTTTACACACTTGTCAAGCGGATGTCAATAACATTATGTGGTAAACATGGCGACTAAACAAAAACATTATATAAACAATGCTGATTTTTTACAGGCATTAATTGATTACAAGAAGGCACAGAAAGACGCCAAGAAGGCCAAACTGCCTCCACCACCAATTCCAAACTACATTGGTGAGTGTTTTATGAAGATAGCAGAAGGTCTATCACACAAACCAAACTTCATTAATTACACCTATCGTGATGAAATGATGGCAGATGGTATTGAAAACTGTTTGATGTATTTTGATAACTTTGATCCTAGCAAATCTAAAAATCCTTTTGCCTACTTTACACAGATTATTTACTATGCCTTTTTACGAAGAATTGGTAAAGAAAAGAAACAATTATATGTGAAATATAAAGCCACAGAACAAATGGGTATTTTGGATGAATTTGAAATGATGGAATTTGAAGATGGAACTTCACGGCAGTTTGAGTTGTATGATAATATTGCCGAGTTTATTGAAAACTATGAAGAAGCCAAAACAAATAAAAAAGCGGTAAAGAAGCCAAAGGGTATTGAAAAGTTTTTAGGAGAGTGATATAATGTATAAAGTGACTTACTTGCTGGAAGATTACGTTCTAACAAAAGAATTTGAAAAATTTGACTACGCTGCTTTGTTTTCTATCAAACAGCCTGTAGATTCTATATTGGAAATTAAATATTATGATGACAACATCCAAAGAAAACCAGATCGCAACTAAAGTAATTGTGGTTTCTGGTGGATTTGATCCACTACATTCAGGACACATTTCTTATCTAAATCAAGCCAAATCATTAGGTGACATTCTTGTTGTTGGTATTAATAGTGATGAATGGTTGATTCGTAAAAAAGGTCGAGCATTTATGAGTTGGTTCGAAAGATCCAAAATTATTAAAGACCTTAAACCAGTTGATTATGTTGTAAGTTTTGACGATTCAGACAATAGTGCCATCAAACTAATTGATACTGTAAAGAAAACTTGGCCAAGTAGTACCATTGTATTTGCAAATGGCGGCGACAGAACAATTGAAAACATACCTGAGATGTCAGTTGAAGGAATCGAATTCGTTTTTGGTGTTGGTGGAGAAACAAAATTAAATTCTTCATCATCTTTACTCGAAGAATGGAAATCACCTAAAACACAAAGGCCTTGGGGTTTTTATCGTGTGTTATATGAAACACCAAATACCAAAGTTAAAGAATTGGTTGTTGAACCTGGCAAGTCTTTAACAATGCAAAGACACCAATATAGAAATGAACATTGGCATATTGTAGAAGGTGTGGCAACTGTGATTGAAGAAAGACGAACTTCAAATTCAAAAAATACTTATTACAAACACAATACAGTAAACATACCAACTGATGTGTGGCATCAATTAAAAAATAATGAAACCGAACCATTGAAGATTATAGAAATCCAATATGGTGAAAAATGCGAAGAAGATGACATTGAAAGAAAATAAATATAAAATTATTAATATCAATTTAACATCAATTGATAGTTCTGATCCCATATCTGATGTTCCTTGTGGCACTTGTACCAAGTGTTGTGAGGTACTAACTCCATTTTTAACTCCCGAAGAAGTTTCATCTGGACTTTATCCGTTAAGTCTTATACAACCAGATAAAAAGATGCTTTTGGAAAATCCAAACGTTGGTCCTTTGGTAGCAATGTTTAAGAAATCACATGTTCAATCTATGATATTCGACCAAAATCTTGCCGACAATTTGATTGCCGTAAACACCATCATCCAGTGACTAATGAAGTAGCTAAAGAAAAATTTGGTATAGAAAGTGTTCAACAATGAAAGTAACAGTTATAACTGATCAGCACTTTGGTGCTCGTAATGATTCAATACATTTTTTAGATTACTATGAACGATTCTATCGTGATACTTTTTTTCCAACTCTTGAAGAACACGGCATTAATACTGTTCTTATATTGGGTGATACTTTTGATCGTAGAAAGTATGTAAACTTTTTCACATTAAAACGCTCAAGAGAAATGTTTTTTGATAAGTTATATGCCAAAGGCATTCAAGTGTATATGTTGGCAGGCAACCATGATACTTATTTTAAAAACACAAATGATGTCAATTCAGTAGACCTGTTGTTACAAGAATATACAAATATACAGGTAATTTCAAAACCCACCACAATCATGGTTGGTGAAACAGAAGTTTGTATGATGCCTTGGATTTGTCCAGAAAATTATACAGACAGTTTAAATGAACTCAATAATACCAAAGCAGATATATGTATGGGACATTTTGAGATTCAAGGCTTTGCGATGCATCGTGGCATGCCAAGCCAGGAAGGATTAAGTCGTGAATTATTCAGAAAGTTTGATCTTACTTTTAGCGGTCACTATCATCATAGGAGCTCAGCTGACGGTATACATTATCTCGGAAACCCCTATGAACTTACTTGGCAAGATTATAATGACCCTAGAGGTTTTCATCTTTTTGATCTTGTCAGCCGTGACCTTACTTTCATAAAAAATCCAAACGTGATGTTTCACAAAATAGTTTATGATGATAAAGAGGAAACAATTACAGAAGTTATTAATAAAGATTTAACAAAATATACCAACACATATGTAAAAGTGGTGGTGGTCAACAAAACGAATCCACATCTGTTTGATAAGTTTATGGCCAAATTATATGATGTGAACCCAATCGATATTACCATTGCTGAGGACTTTACTGACTTGACAGAAGGTCTTGAAGATGATATGATTGATCAAGCAGAAGATACTTTAACTATTTTGAACAAGTATGTTGATACCATTCAAGAAGAAAGTATCGACAATGACAAATTAAAAAATGTTCTGCGTGAACTTTATGTGGAAGCCTTGAATACTGAACAAGCATGATTCTATTTGAAAAGATAAGATATAAAAATATACTATCAACTGGTAATTCTTTTACAGAAATACAACTAAACAAATCACCCAATACGCTTATCATTGGCCAAAACGGTGCTGGTAAATCAACGATTCTTGATGCGTTGTGTTTTGGTTTATTTGGCAAACCATTTCGTAAAATCAATAAACCAAATCTGTTGAACTCGATCAACCAACAACAATGTGTGGTTGAAATTGAATTTACCATTGGCAAAAAGATGTATAAGATTGTTCGTGGTATTAAACCTAATGTGTTTGAAATCTATTGTAATGGTCAGTTACTCAATCAAGATGCCGCTTCCCGTGATCACCACGAAATACTAGAGAAACAAATTCTCAAACTCAATTTTAAATCATTTACACAAATCGTTATTCTTGGATCAGCATCATTCGTGCCGTTCATGCAACTTTCGGCATCAGACCGAAGATTGATTATTGAAGATTTATTAGACATTCAAATCTTTTCTTCAATGAATTCGATTGTCAAAGAACGCTTGGCTGCCATTAAAGACAGTAGCCAAAAACTAAAATATCAAATGGACCTAACTGCTGAGAAGATTAAGATGCAGAGAGAATCAATTGAAGAACATAAGAAACACAATGATGATGAGATTCAAAAGAAACAAAAAGAGATAGAAGATTCTGAAGCTCAATGCCAAAAACTTGGTGGTGAAATTGTTCTTATTCAAAAACATATTGATGTATTGAATAGTAAAGTTTCGGATCAAATGGCGATACAGAAACGAAGTACCAAATTGGTACACTACGAATCTAAGTTAGAATCTCGCCTAAAGAAAATTGAAAAAGATGTTTGTTTTTACCATGACCATAGTGATTGCCCAACTTGTAAACAAGATATTGATGAAGAATTCAGGCAACAACAAATTTCTAATTTACAACAAACCAAAGTTGAAGTTGATGCAGCACTAACTGATATTGAAAAACAAATTGAAGATACCAGTAATAGAATGTCCGAAATACAAAAGATATTAACACACATACAGGCACACAATAATGAAATCATCAAACACAATTCTACCGTATCAACGATACATGCTTACATTGATAAACTCCGCAAAGAGGTTGGTGATTTATCAACCAAGAAAGATTCGTTAGAAGAAGAAAATATCAAATTAAAAGAATTGAAAACTGAATTGGCAGAGTATTTAAAACAACAAGAAGGATACTCAATCGAAAAACACTACTTTGATTATTCTTCCGTGTTGTTAAAAGATACAGGCATCAAAACAAAGATCATCAAACAATACTTGCCAATCATGAACAAATTGATCAATAAGTATTTGACTGCTATGGACTTCTTTGTAAACTTCAATATCAACGAAAACTTTGAAGAAACCATTAAGTCAAGGCATCGTGATGAATTCTCATATGCCAATTTCTCTGAAGGTGAAAAGATGCGTATTGATTTGGCACTACTGTTTACTTGGCGTCAAATCGCTAAATTAAAAAATAGTACCAACACCAATCTATTAATACTTGATGAAGTGTTTGATTCTAGTCTTGATACGGTTGGTACCGAAGAATTCTTAAAACTGATTCATGAGATGGGAACAGATACAAATGTGTTTGTTATATCCCATAAAGGTGACCAGTTGTTTGATAAGTTTAGAAGTGTAATTAAGTTCGAAAAGAAAAACAATTTTAGTCAGGTGGTGAACAAATGAGTGAAATATTTAAATACGATACAGAAACAGCCTCAAAGGTTGAAGTAAAAAAACAGCAAGCAAAATACTTTAAATTGGTTCATGAGACCGATCCAATTTTAAGGCAAGTATTGCCTGAGTTTGATTTTAAAAATCCACCAGTAAATCCAGAAGAATTTGCTGAATCATTGGCTGAAACCTGTAGACTACATCGTGGTATTGGCCTTTCGGCAAATCAATGTGGATTTCCTCATCGTGTATTTGTTATGGGTGCTGACGATCAATATGTGGCATATTTTAATCCTAAAATAACAGGACAATCCGAAGAACAGGTACATATGGTAGAAGGATGTTTATCTTTCCCATTTTTAGGATTAAGAATTACCAGACCACAAGAAATTATGGTTGAATACCAAAATTACCATGGCGAAGTAAAACACGCAAGATTTAATGGCATATCTGCTCGTTGTTTCCAACATGAGCTTGACCACATGAATGGTATCGTGTATACTAGTCTAACAAAGCCAATGGCTTTACAGTCAGGCATGAATAAAAGAAATAAAATTATGAGAAAGTTGAAACTCAAATAATGGCAAGAATTGAACCTGTAGAAACACAATGGAAACGGTGGACAGAAGCTAATCCGCCAGATCGATGTCCACATATCGATGAAGAACAGTTAATAAAAACTGTTACACAAGATTTAGAATATGCTTCACAGATGGATGTTCGTGAATATACTTTATATCAAAAATGGTGTGAAGTAAAAGAACGATATCCAGGTAAAGCCAGAATGAATATGTTTGGCGAACCAGATGTTGCTTGGGAAGATGATAGACAAGCGGCAATCATCAATAAAGTTAAAAACAATATTTGGATTCCTAAAGATCCAGATGACTTTCAAAATTTAGAACCACAAATGTATTTGGCAAATACGAATCGTGTTGATGAGTGGAATGCCATAAGAACATTTTCTTCCACAATGAAAAACAATTCTAATATTGGAAGAAATTTATATTACATTGTTAAAGATAGAAAAACGGACAAATACCTAGGTGTTATCTGTATCTCCTCAGACTTTTTAGATTTAACTCCTAGAGATAAAGCAATTGGCTGGGACAGAGATGTAAAAACTTCTCAGAACATGATCAATCACACGGCAATCGGATCGACAATTGTGCCATTACAACCACTTGGTTTTAATTATATGGGCGGTAAATTACTTGCATTACTGTGTCTATCCGATAAAGTTCAAAATGATTGGAAAGCAAAATATGGTGATGTCTTGGTAGGAGTTACAACTACCTCATTGTATGGAAAGACTAAAGCGGGAGGGCTTTCTCAATATGACAACCTTGAACATTGGAATGCTATGGGTTTCTCCTCAGGTTCTGTTGCCTTTGAACCAACAAAACAAACCAAACAATTAATTTTTGATTGGATAAAAGAAAAACATCCTCGTAAATATTTTGAATGGTGGGAAGCAAAGAATCCACAAGGACTACCACTCAAACGAGATCATAAAAACCGTTCATTACATTTTGCTTATCCAAAACTTGGCATTTCAAAAGATAAAACGAGAACGGAACATCAACGTGGTATCTATTTCAGTTATCTTTATACCAATACTTGTGAATTCTTACGAAAAGAAATTACGGAAGATAAATTGGTAAAGGCTTTCGATACCAGTGAAGAAGCATTGACAAACATCTGGAAAACAAAATATGCCAAAGGTCGTATTCGGCAATTACAAAAGAAAAACAATGTTTCATATGAAACACTTTTCTATGATGATTTAATCGCATTAACTTGGGAAGAAACCAAGGCAAAGTATTTGCCACAGGTTGGCAGATAACCAAGTATGCCACAAGTATACTTGACATACACACATATATAATGTTATGATGTGAGAACTTGCAATACGCAAGGATTTATTTTTAACTATGATTGGAGTTTATATAATGGCTAAATTATCAGCTAAAGAGCGTATGCTCAACGCATTAAAGAAGCAAGACGGTTACAACACTTTTACAACTGCTCAAGCACAACGCCGTTTCGGCATCAGTAATGTTTCTGCTCGTATTGACGAACTACGTCAAGAAGGACATTGCATCTATACCAACACTCGTAAAACTAGCGATGGACGTAAAGTTCATTACTATCGTTTAGGCACACCATCTAAAGCATTGGTTCAAGCTGCCTTACGTGCTGGATATTCTTTCACAGCCTAATTGAAGGTTTAGGGGAGGCCATTCGGCATCCCCTTTTTTTATTCTCGGAGAACAAATGGAAATTTCAATAAAAAAAGAGGACTTACAAAAGAAAAGCCTGTTCGTGGCCACTCCAATGTATGGTGGTATGAATCATGGACTATACATGAAAGCGTGTTTAGATTTACAAGGCATGTGTGTTCAGTATGGTATTAATATTAAATTTTCATTTCTTTTCAATGAATCGTTAATCACACGTGCACGAAATTATTTGGTTGATGAATTCATTCATCGTTCTGATTGCACTCATATGTTGTTTATTGATTCCGATATTCACTTTAATCCACAAGACGTGATTGCCTTGTTGGCCATGGATAAAGATGTTTCTGGTGGTCCATATCCTAAGAAAGCAATTAAGTGGAAATCTGTAAAGACCGCTATTACGAAAAATCCTGAAATCGATCCTTCTATTTTAGAAAAAGTTACTGGTGATTATGTTTTTAATCCAGTCAAAGGCACAGCACAGTTTAATGTTACAGAGCCATTAGAAGTTTTAGAGATTGGTACTGGCTTCATGATGATTAAACGTGATGTGTTCAAAAGAATGGAAGAAGCGTATCCAATGATTCGTTATAAACCTGACCATGTAGGCCAGGCACACTTTGATGGTACTCGTTACATTCATGCTTTCTTTGATACCGTTATTGATACAAAAGATAGTATCGTTGGTGGTGGATCAGATCGTTATCTATCAGAAGATTATATGTTCTGTCAGATGTGGCGTAAGATTGGTGGCAAGATTCATTTATGTCCTTGGATGAGAACATCTCATATTGGCACATATCACTTCCAAGGAGATATGCCTGCTGTGGCCAATTTCGTTGGAGAGATGTAATGTCTGATGGTCGTAAGTTTGATAATGGTAAACTAGAATATGGTTTATTACCACCACACGCATTAAAAGAAACAGTAAAAGTATTAACATTCGGTGCTCAAAAATACGAAAGAGATAATTGGCAAAAAGTACCAGATTCTAAACGTAGATATTTTGATGCACTACAACGGCATCTATGGGCATGGAAAGAAGGAGAAGAAGTTGATCCTGAATCTGGTATACATCACTTGGCACACGCAATGTGCTGCTTGATGTTTCTGTATGAACATGATACAATATATTCGAAGCAGTAATTTTTATAATGGAGAAAACAATGAAGTTATCAAATGAAACACTGGCAGTATTGAAGAATTTTTCTACAATCAATCAAGGCATTCAATTTAAGAAAGGCACAAAACTTACCACAGTATCCGCTGGTAAAACTGTTTTGGCACAAGCCACTCTTAAAGATGAATTTCCACAAGACTTTTGTGTATATGATTTGAATCAATTCTTATCGGTACATTCACTACACAAAGATTCCGAATTACAATTTGATGATTCGAATGTTATTTTCAAATCTGGTCGTTCTAGTACCAAGTATCGTAAGACAGCAAAAGAAATGATTGTTGTACCACCAGAAAAAGAATTGACTCTGCCTTCTAAAGATGTTGCCTTTACTCTAACAGAAGAAGATTATGCCAACATTATGAAAACGGCTAGCGTTCTGAGTTCACCTCATATTGCTGTTGAATCTGATGGTGAATCGGTTCAATTGAGTGCTTTCGATGCGTTTGATGATTCTGCTCATACAAACTATATTCAAGTTGCTGAAGGTGATGGTAAAAAATATAAGGTTGTGTTCAAAACAGAAAACATCAAATTGATTCCTGGAAGTTATGCTGTTGAAATTTCATTCAAAGGCATCAGTCACTTTAAAAACACCAAAGATGAAATTGAATATTGGATCGCCATTGAACCAAAAGAATCGAAAGTCGGAGAATAATATGTTAGTCAATTTTGTTGATAGTGTTACTAATGAATCTGTTGCTGTTAATTTGGCCAATCTTGTTTGTGTCTTTACAGTAAAAGAAGAAGGCGTTGAGAAAACTATTCTCAACATGATTAACGGCAACCTTGCTGTAAAAGAAAATTACTTAGAAGTAGTTGGCAGAATTAATGCCGAAATGAAATGATTTTATTGAATGTAGTGGAAGTTTTGAGAGTTAATTATATTATGGGAGTATCAAATGGAACATTTATTGTGGGTAGAAAAGTATCGTCCAAAGACGATTGAAGATTGTATTCTTCCAGATGCGATCAAGGAAACTTTTCAGGAGTTCGTCAAGAGAAAGGAGATACCAAATCTTCTTTTATCTGGTACGGCAGGTGTCGGAAAAACAACTGTTGCTAAAGCATTATGCAACGAGGTTGGTTGCGATTTCATTGTCATCAATGGCTCTGATGAGTCTGGCATTGATGTCTTGCGTAACAAAATTAAAAACTACGCTTCTTCAATGTCGCTCATGGGTGGCAGAAAAGTTGTCATCATTGATGAGGCTGATTATCTCAATCCTAATTCAACTCAACCTGCTTTACGAGGAGCCATTGAAGAATTTGCCTCAAACTGCTCATTCATTTTCACATGCAATTTCAAAAATCGTATCATCGATCCGATCCATTCCCGTTGCTCTGTTATCGATTTTAAAATCAACGGTTCTAAACCAAAGTTGGCGGCACAGTTTTTTAAGCGGGTTGAAAACATCCTTTCACAAGAGGGAATCAAATACTCCAAAGACGTTGTTGCCGCAGTCATCACCAAACACTTTCCTGATAATCGAAGAATTCTTAATGAGCTTCAGCGATACTCGGTTTCTGGCTCCATTGATTCTGGTATTCTTTCTAATGTTGCTGATATTCAACTTGAAGCCCTAATCAAAGCTCTCAAAGAAAAAGACTTTGCATCCGCTCGTAAGTGGGTTACAAATAATCTAGACAATGATCCTGTAAAAATCTATCGTAAGTTATACGATGGTCTTTATGACGTTCTTGATGCTAGTGCTGTACCACAACTAGTTCTTATCCTTGCCAAATATCAATATCAATCTGCCTTTGTGGCAGATCACGAAATTAATATGACGGCTTGTTTAACTGAAATTATGGTAGACTGTGAGTTTAAAAAATGATAAAGACATTATATAGTTATGAATTTACAAAAAGTGATTATACAGAGCCTTACATAAAATTCTTGTCAGAAGAATCTGTGTATTTACCTAAACACAAAATTACTGTAAATGAAAAAACCGACCATGGATTTTCAACTAAAGAAAAAATTGGTTCAATTTCTGGTATATATTTAATTTATAAAGAATTTGAAGAAAGTGACATTCTTGTTTACATTGGTCACTCAGGTCACTGCATAAGGCAGAGAATTGGTCGTTGGCTTTCTGGCATAAGAGGTACGGAAAGGTTTGATGAAAATCATTCTGCTGCATACAAATATGTTGAATATTTTGGACGTGATACAAGTGGATTAAGTTTTAAATATCTTCCATTAAAGCTAGAAGATTTACAACATGGTGTTGAAATCGAAGATATTGAAAATGGCATGATTGAAAAACTGAAACCACTTTTCAATAATGAAATTTATAAAGAATATCGTTTTCAAAAAATATTAAAAATTACTGATGTTCTTGGTGAAAATAATGAGAGGATAGTTCCATTATGAACAGAGAACAGATGATGGATATTCTTGGTCGTATGGGTGAAAAATATGTCAGCAACTATTTGGCCAAACAAGGTGTCGTTGTTGAACAAGCACTCAATCATTTTGACAGTAAAAAAGATTTGACAGGAGATGGTAAAACCATTGAAGTCAAAACACAAGTGCCTTTTATCAAAGAAAGAGCAATTACGATTAAACCCAACCAACTACGTAAATGTCGTGGTGTAGATGAATTATATTTTGTCACCGTACCAGCAGCTCGACACAATTATAAGTATGCTGGCTGGTTGTTTAAAGTTGATCCAGAAACATTCAAAACAAGAAAGTATTTCACCAAAGATGGTCGTGATATGATTTTGATTGACATTGAACAAGAAGCCGTAAAACCAATTCAAAAAATTGATGACCAGACAATATCAGAAATGATGAAGTATACAGTATCAGGATATTAAGATGCCAGATTTATTTAAAGAAATTCTTCCATCTATTCTGGAGAAAAAGAAAAGTGTATTTCAAGATGAATATGATTATAAAGACTATAATCCATATATCATCAACCGAGCTTTGTCGTACCACATGGATTGTATTCTCTATGTCAACGAATTAAATAAGAATCCTAGTCTTGATAAGGACTTACAATATTCATATCTTCTAAATACCATAAGACCAATGAAACGGAAATTTCAACCGTGGCAGAAATCAGAGGTCAACAAAGATATAGAATGTGTCAAACAATATTTTGGTTACTCCAATGAGAAGGCCAAAGAAGCTTTGCGTATTCTTAATGATGAACAAATCGCTGAAATAAAAGCAAGAACAAACAAAGGCGGAGTGACAAAGTAATGATTTCAATTATAGATTTAGTTGAAGTTACATTAGGTGAAAAAGACGATTTCCTAAAGGTCCGTGAAACATTAACACGCATCGGCGTAGCTTCCAAAAAAGAAAAGATTCTCTACCAGTCCTGTCATATATTACACAAACAGAGCAGGTATTACATAGTGCATTTCAAAGAACTATTTGCTTTGGATGGTAAACCAACAGATATTACTGAGAATGATTTATCTCGTAGGAATGCCATAGCAAAACTATTGGAAGACTGGGGATTGGTAAAAATATTGGATAAAAGTAAGGTGGAAAACCCACCTCCAATATTCCTATCACAAATTAAGATCATCTCCCACAAGGAAAAAGATGATTGGAATTTGGTACCCAAGTATAATATTGGTAAAAAACCAGGAGCCTATTGACAAAATAGGCTTTTTGTGTTATAAATATGGATGTAGGTGCCTTAGGGGCCTATAATTTTGATTAACTCGCTTAACTAAGGAGCACATAAACATGACTACAAGTCTATTACCAAGTCTATTTGACTTTCACAAAACGCTGGATCCATTCACAGTTGGTTACGATAAATTCTTCAAAGACATTGAAGAAGTTACTAAAAATGTTGCCAAGAATGTACCATCGTATCCTCCATACAATATCAAACAAGTAAGCAAGAACAAGTATGTCATTGAAATGGCAGTCGCTGGTTTTGCCAAGTCTGATATTGAAATCACACTTGAAGGTAATAAATTGGTCATCAAAGGTGCTGCAAAAGATGAAGAACTTAAAGAGAATGAAAATTTCTTATTTAAGGGAATCGCTAACCGTAACTTCACACGTTCATTCACTATCGCTGACAAGATTGAAATTGGTCAAGCCGAAATGGTAAATGGTATGTTACGTGTATGGTTGGAGAATCTTGTGCAGGCTCAAGATACCATTAAAAAGATTGCCATCAAGGAAAAGAAAGATGACTAACTGGTGGCCCGTATCCGATGAGGAATGGGAACAGTTGAATTATCCAAAAAGTCGGTAAAAATATAGGGGGTCTTGACAACCCCCTATTCCTGTGATACAATATATTATATTATGAAAAAAGTGAAACCTATTCTCAAAAAAGTTCGTGCCAAAAATGGTACGGATATCTTCTACACATATTCTAATTGGCCTATCGAAGAAATCGATGGCGAGAAGTTTATTCCCGTTGTAAAACAAATGCCTGATCCTAAGAAAAATCAGGTTGTTCACTACATGAAAAAAGATAGCATGGAGTATGTGAAATGAGTGTATTGAATCAATATCAATTACTGAACAATCAAAAACGTATTTTTGATCCTAAAAATAAAAAAGATGTTGAGTTGTTAAAAACATTTTTGGCTGAGAATAAATGGGGTGGTCCTTGCCCATTCTTTTTAGAAGAACCATATTTAAATATTCCTGATATGTTAAAAGATCGATATATCAGAAGCCAGTTGAATATTCCACAACCAACTGTTGAGATGTTAAGATGAATTGGTTAAAATATTCAGGATGTAATATTACATTGAAATTGAATCCATTTCATTGGAGATTGAATTTCAGTAAAGGCAGTGAGAATGATGCTTGGGAAATTTCAACATCATACATTATTGAATTATTACCTATCACAATTCGAATATGGATTGATGACGGTAGTTGGTAGACCAAAGGGGCCTTTAGCTCAGTTGGTTAGAGCAGAGGACTCATAATCCTTTGGTCGTAGGTTCGAGTCCTACAAGGCCCACCAAAACTATGAAACAAAAATTTATAAACGCTTACATGGATGTGGCAGAAAGATTTGCCAAGTTATCATCCGCCAAACGATTACAGGTTGGTGCTATCATTGTCAAAGATGATAGAATCATATCCATTGGTTATAATGGTATGCCTGCCGGATGGACCAATGAGTGTGAAGAAGTGGTAGAAATACATGAGGATGGTGGAGTTGTCACCAAAACGAAGGACGAAGTGATCCACGCAGAGGCCAATGCCATCGCCAAACTGGCTAGAGGTAGTGAATCTGGAGATGGATCCACCATGTTCCTGACCCATGCTCCTTGTATTCATTGTGCTAAACAAGTCTATACCGCTGGTATTAGAAAGGTATATTACCGAAACTCCTATCGAGATACCATCGGCCTAGACTTCTTAAACAAATGTGGTGTTGAAATAGAACAAATTTCACCTGGTGAAATCTAGAGAGCACCTAAATATTTGAGAAGTGTCGGTTTTCACAGGAGAAACCTCAGATGCAACTCAGTATAATCGGATGTCCCGATAAGAAACGCTTTCGTCCTTACGTCAAGCGTGCGGCTATGTTTTATGCTGAACAATTAATGACACCAAAGATGTTAGAAAACATTTTTGTTCGTATTAAATTTGATCCTAAAATAGATGCTTTAGGATATGCTGAAGTTGTTAATTATAATGAAAGTAATAAACCTAGAGAATTTCAGATTGAATTAAATCCTTTGGCTGGGTCACATGACATATTAGAAACGTTAGCACACGAAATGGTGCATATTAAACAATATGCCTATGGTGAAACGAATGAATATGGTACCCGTTGGAGAGGACAAAGAATTAACACCGAAAATTTAGATTATTATAATGAACCATGGGAAGTAGAAGCTTACGGTGTGTCGGTTGGATTGTTTAGTAAATTTGCTATCAAAGAAAAATTGTGGGAAGTATTTTCAGATATTCGTAATCCAGATGCAGCTTTGATACCAGAGCCAATTGCTTGGCGAAATATACCACAAATAAGTATTGACAATCAACCTATATAATGTTACAATTATTTCATGCGGTCGGGGTATAGAACCAGAGTAGGTGTCCAACTTACTCACTTAGTGCGAATCTAAGCCACCGCTCCACTTTCTAAGGACTATATCATGGCAGTTTCAAAAACTAAAAAGAAAAATCCAATGCTGACCAAAAATGGTAAACCACGATTAGGTCCACTAAATATTGCTCAACTAACAAAAATGTTAGAAGAAACAAGCAAGCCCAAAATCAAAGCAAAAATTAGAAACGCACTCGCAAGAAAAACAGCATAAGTTATAATGCCCTAATAGCTCAGTTGGTAGAGCAACTGATTTGTAATCAGTAGGTCCCGTGTTCGAGTCATGGTTGGGGCACCAATATTGTCTTGTAGCTCAGTCGGTAGAGCAAATGACTGTTAATCATTGGGTCGCTGGTTCGAGCCCAGCCAAGACAGCCATCCGAGTGTAGCGCAGCTTGGTAGCGCATCTGCTTTGGGAGCAGAGGGTCGTAGGTTCGAATCCTACCACTCGGACCAATTATACTTGTTCAGGAGAAGGATTCATAAAGTTTTCAATTAAAGTTGCAACGTCACCATATTGGTAATCTTCAAGCATTTCAATTACCATATCAACTATTTGAATTTGACGTATGAAATTTTCTAATTCATTTTCATGGTTCTTTAATTGATTCTCAGCAAACATCTTTAATAGATTTTCACCTTGATCGTTCTTCTTTTTGATTTTTTTAATTATCTTCTTTAAACGAAATATATAACCATTACACATATTGATATTATTGTTTATGTTTAGTTTTTCTCGTCTGCTTTCATTTTTCATGATGAGTATTAAATCATCAAGATCAGGATTAATATTTGGAAGTAAATTGAAGAATAGACGGCTGAGTTGTTCTAGAGCTTGATCACGGAGACTTGTACCAGATTCGTAATGACCCGTTGTATCATATTTTTTTCTATTAACAGGATCACTCAAAACTTCATAGGCGTTTTTTATTTCCTTAAATAATTCAGGATCGCCGCCTTTATCTGGATGATGTTGCTGAGCAAGAGATTTGTATTTGGCTTTAATTTCTTCAAATGTTGCATTTTTAGAAAGGCCTAAGATATCATATAGATTTTTATTCATAAATGTATTTATAATGAACTCCATACCAAAGATTGCACACGTTGCCTGGAAGACTAAAGATGTGGTGAATAGTCAATCACCACTCATTCTCAATGGTCTACGTAATCTGATAGATATGAATCCAGACTGGAAGGTCACAGTATATGATGATAATGAAATCGATGAATATCTTAGAACCACTTTAAACAAAAGAGATTACAATTTAATTAAAGATATACATATAGTTGAGAAAAGTGACCTCTGGAGGTTGTTTAAATTGTATGATGAAGGCGGTCTTTATATGGACATTGACCGATTTTACAATGTGCCTTTATCAGAAATTACAACCGATGGTATAAAATGTGTGCTACCAACCTGTTTAGATTGGGATTTTTCACAAGACTTTATGTTGACCGAACCAAAAAATCCTATTCAAGCACAGACAATTGAACTAATCTTAAAAAGACGATATGAAGGACATACGAATGTTTTCTTTTTAGGACCACAAACATATATGCATGCAGTAACTATGGTATTATTTGGTGAAATGATTAATACAAATCCTGGTGTCGAAAAATTTAATGAGATGCGAAACTATATAGAGAAAATACCTTTTATTAAAACATACAGAGAAAGTCCTCCAAATGATACTGTAGTTTATAAAGGTGAAAAGATTATAGATTGGGAAAACTTAAAAAGGCAGTTTTACGCTGAATCAAATATTAAACATTGGTCCGGAGAATGGTAAAAAGGTTGGAAGTGTCGGAGCCTCCGAAAATTTTCCGGCGTTTTCAAGGTTTCAAATTTTGATTTTTGATTTTGAGATATATAATTACAGCGGGGTAGCTCAGAGGTAGAGCATTGGACTCATAATCCAGGGGCCGTAGGTTCGATTCCTTCCCCCGCAACCACTAAGGAGATATTATGACTGAACCAAAAAAGCCAGCAGTTGTTTTACCTAAACCAAAAGTGCCGTCAGCACCAAAACCAAAACAAACATTTGTTCCTAAAATGACAATGATGCGAAAGGCAGGTCGAGGCAGATGACATCCGATTTAGAAAAGTATCGTAGGCAGGCTATGGAGTTATGGTTTAATAATGGTGGTAGTTGCACAGGTGCCATGCCACCAGAACCTAAAGATATTGACGATGCTATTGCTGAAGATGAAGAATTTAAACGTATAGAGCAACAACAAAAATAATTATTTGAGTTTTGCTAATTTAAGTTTTTCTAATACTTTGATATAGAACCAACCTATATCTAGCTCAAACCATTTCCTACTAAGCTTGGCAGAACTAGCATCGCTATGGTGATTATTATGAAGCTCTTCGCCACCAATAATAATACCAAGAGGGAAAATATTTCTAGATGATTCTCTCGTTTCGACATTTCTATACCCCCAAAAATGACCTATACCATTAACAACACCTGCGGCCCAAAACGGAATCCACAACATCTGTATTAACCAAATCAACATACCCCAATAACCAAATAAAGCAAAGCATATTAAAAAGTAAATTGAAACACCCAAGTAATTTAAAGGTGTGTATAAATTCTTTTCGATAAAATCATCTGGTGTGCCTTTGCCAAAAGAATTGACCATCAACTTATCTTTGGCTGCCGTATTATATAAAAGTGCTCCACCAAATAAAACTTTCCATATACCAAATAATTGTGGTGAATGTGGATCACCTTTTTGGTCTGTCATACTGTGGTGTTTACGATGAATTGCTACCCATTCTTTTGTAACCATACCTGTGGTTAACCATAACCAAAAACGAAAGAAATGATTTACTGCCGGATGAAATGTTACAGCAAGATGAGTTTGACTACGATGGAGATACAGAGTTACGGCGATGATTGTAAGATGTGTTGTTATCAGGACATAAATTAGTTCGTTCATTTGTGTGTTTTAGTAGTGTGTGTGGAAGAAACCAAAGATTGAGCATAACATATACCCACAAATCTATTGGATTGATTATTACCATTACTTATTTAGGTCTTTGTAACTATGACGACCACAAGTTTTCAAATACTCATTTTTTCCTTTATTATTCATATTTTTTGCTGAATAAATTTGAGCAAAATTATTACATCTTTTTACCATACATGGTGGAGGTATATCCAAAACAGAAGTATTTGCTGTGTTATTTGTTGGCATGTTCAGCCCACATTAAAAACATTATTAAAAGAATCGTTATAATAAAAATTAAAGGTTGATCTTTCATTTGTATAATTTAAAAAAATAAGTTACTAATGCAGCCACAGTTAGACACCACCAAAAAACTCTAGTCATTTTATATCTATCACTATCCATAAACTTCATTTCTTCATCATGTTCCTTTTTCAACCTCGCTTTGACTGATTCGATTTCAGACCAAGCATTTTTACCATATTTTTGAATTGCTTCTATTTTTAATTTTTCAATTTCTCTTTGGTGTTTTCTTTCTGATTCATATTTTTCATATGCTTTAAAATCTTGTGAAGCACGCATCAACTCTTGTTGAGCTTTAGTTTGCATTCTTTTTCGGTGTTGTTCTTGAACAGCTCTTTCCATATCGGCTTGTTGGTCAGTAACAACACTGCCTAATTGTTTGCCAATATTTTGTGCTTCTTTTAGAGTATTGACCGCAGTTTTACCTGCGGATAAATCAACATTTGCCATTATTTTGCCAATGGATTATCCATTGCTTTTTGGATTTTACTATCAATTTCTTTACGTAAAACACGTATGTCTTGATCAATCTCACGGGATAACTGTTTGTTATCACGTTCAACTTGTTCAACAATCTTTTCTAGTTTACGGATATCATTCTTGATATCGTTCTTAATATCACGGGTATAGTCATTCGTTTTGGCAGATGTTTCTTCTACCACAATTAATCGTTTATCAAACTCAGATAAATCTGGAGCTACATATTTCTCAATTTTCATTTTCATATCTTGGTATGATTTATAAACTTCAAATGCACCATATAGAGCACCAAGTGTAGATGAAACGATTGTAAATGCTACCATAAGTTTGGCAGGAGTAAATTCGTAACCACCGATACTGATAACAGTATCTTTGCTGGCATACTTCTTTACTGCTGCTTCCGCTTCGTCTATTTTTTTATTAATGTCTGTCATTTTATTTTCCTAATTCGAATTGTGATTGAACCATTTGATTATGCGTTTGGTCGGTCGCACCAAATAATCTGCGGCCTGCTCTAGCATTATCTACATTTTTTTGGCCACCGTAAATGGTAAACGGTTTATAAAAAGAGGCATCTTTTATAATAACATTATTATAAGCATCAAATGCAGGACTAAATCCCATTGCGGCAATTACTAAACCTTGTGTTGCAACTTGAGCATTCATTGATTTTGCTTCACCACTTTCTTTAACTGCTTCGGATCCTTTTGCTACCGCTTCTCTCTTTGCAGCTTCAACCCTTGCCTGTTGTAAAGTCTGGCGTGGTGATTGTGTTGTGGTAGAAGAACCAGAACTAGATGGACTTGTTGAAGTAGAGCTGGAACTACTAGATGAACTGGAACTGGAAGATGAACTCTGTACCGATTCGACAACTAAAGCAGTCGTTGTTTGTTGGGAAGAAGATGGAGATGTTAATTGTACCGGTGCTGCTGGTGTTGTTGGTGCAGTAGATGTTGATGTTGTTGTCACTACTTTATTAATCACAGGATCAGAAACAACAGCAGGTGTTGTGCTAACTGTACCTGAAGAAGAAACTACAGCAACAGGTTCTGTTGTTGTATTGTTATTATTTGTATTTGTGGAAGAATTTGCCACAGGTACCACATAACCAGGACAAGTTGGACTTGATTGTGCATTTGCTCGGCAAGCTTGTGCTGTTAAGTATGCTTGATAGGCTGCTGCATAACCAGGACATTGGGGGCTATACAATGTGTTTAATGAACATTGTTGGTTAAAATATGCTTGCTGATAACCAGGACATTCGGAATTGTATAGAGGATTAGCTGTGCATTGTTGAGTGAAATATGCTTGCTGATAACCAGGACATCCAGAATTATACAAAGGATCTTGTGTGCATCTAAAACTAAAATATGCTTGTTGGTAACCAGGACAGTTTGGACTATACAACGCACTCAATGAACATTGTTGGTTAAAATATGCTTGCTGATAACCAGGACAAGATGAATTATATAAAGAATTGTTGCTACATTGTTGAGCAAAGTAGGCTTGTTGGTAACCAGGACACGATTCGTTATAAAGTGAATTTAAACTACATTGTTGATCGAAATAAGCTTGTTGGTAACCAGGACAAGTCGGATCATACAATGAACTAATGGTACATTGTTGTGCTTGATAAGCGGCTGCATAACCAGGACAAGATGGTGAATATAGTGGATTAAGTGTGCATTGGTCAATACCTTGACCTGTTCCACCTAATGCTTGCCAACTAAAAATAGCGGAACTACCTGGTGTAATGTTTAATCCTTGGCCATGATAATATTGATAATACTCACCTTTAGATAAATCACCTGCAAATCCTGAAGTGACTGCATTGTAACTAATCATAGCACCAGCAATGCGAGTATCTATTAAACCAGATGAGTCAATTTTAATTTCAAAACTATTACCACCTTGTGAACCACAACATTGACTGATATTATACCAGCCATAAGTCATTGAGTTGCCATCACGGAGATAATATTGATTTTGACCATTCCAAGAATACAAGTCGGTATGTAATCCATAAATTGTGTAATTATATGCTGGATTCGTTGTGTTCCTTAAATCAACACCAGAACAACATCCACCTGATAATCCAGAAGTTTGTGGATTTTGAAATGTTACGAAACCATTTGTTGCAGCCCATGATGTCGTAAAGTTTTGGCCAAACATTGGAAATGTAAATCCAAGCGGCACTTCACTATACCAATCATCACCAGTTGAAATATTGACTGCATTTGGATTGTTGTTGATGTTTTGTAAAGGTAAAGCATTAACACCTGTGCCAACAGTTACGGAAAGACCTGGAGCTCCTGGTATTGGTACAGTAACGATTTGAGCGAAAGAACAAGCGGACACCACAAAAAGTAGTGCTGCTAAAAACTTTTTCATTAATCTTTACTCTTGATTTTTTGTGGCTTACGATTTGGATCTGCTTCCCAAACCACTTTAGCTTCGTTACCAATTTTACCATCAACTGGACATGGAGTACCAGCATTCATCATAGCTGTAAACACACGTTCATCTTGGCAAAGAGTAGCGACAGCAGCTACTTTCATACCCATGTCATAAAGAGTTTTGGATAATTTTAAGCGCTCACAATTTTTATCGACAAAAGTGGAACCAATTGCGATACCAAGAATTTGAGTTTGAGCTGCACCAGAAACACCAACAGCACAAAGGTCATTATTAATGGATGTGATATTTGGTGCCACTGCTGTTGGGGGTGGTGATTTTATGGTTGTGGTACTGTTAGAAGTGGAATCACTGGTACTTCTAGTTGTAGAATCGGTTACGATAGGGTCAGCAAATACGTTGCCAACAAATAACATTACTGTTATAATTGGTAATATCTTACTTTTTAACATTTATTTTTGATAAAGGTTGTCCTCTACCATCCTCTGTTAGTTTTGTTATTGGGGGATAATAAAGAATACCGAATGTCAGATTGACACGGAAGAATAAAACAGATATAATTTCATTTCAACTACATACTTATTTATACCATGGAGAAATAAATGAAGATTTTGACGTTAAAATTAGTAACCGGTGAAGAAGTTTTGGGTGAAATTGAATCTGAATCGGAGACAGAATTCGTATTGGTCAATCCTGTTGGTATTGCCATTGTTCGTGATCCAAAGACTGGTCAACCCAATGTTGGTTTTGCACCATTTCCCATTCATGCCGAACAAAAGACTGGTGCCACGGTTGCCTTGAACAAGAAGAATGTAGTATACTCCTATGTTCCAGCCGAAGATTTTATCAATAATTACAATCAAATTTTTGGATCTGGAATTGTTCTTCCTCCAACCAAAACACTAATTACAGGTTAATGAGTTCTTTTTATACTAATGTTCAGAGTATCGGTGGTAACATACTCTATCGTGGCATTCAAAACGGCAAGAAAGTAAAAGCAAAGGTAGATTATACACCTTCTCTTTTCTTGCCATCCAAAAAAATCACCAACTTTACAAATCTAGAAGGTGATTATCTAGACGAAAAGAAGTTTCAAAATATCAAGGCTGCCAGAGATTACATCAAGCAATTTGAGGGTGTTTCTGGTGCATCCAAGATTTATGGCCAAACTCGGTTCGAATATGCCTTTATTGCCGATCAACATCATGGTATGGTTGACTATGACTTTGATAAAATCGCAATCGCTGTAATCGATATCGAGGTTGGCTCAGAGAATGGCTTTCCTGATCCATACGAAGCAAACGAACCCATCACAGCAATTTGTATAAAATTTCTTAATGGTCAACCAATCGTTTTTGGTTGTGGTGCTTATGAAGTTCAAGAAGGTGAAATCTATATTCGATGTAAAGATGAATATAATCTTTGCAAGAAATTTCTTGAATTCTGGAAAGACAAATATCCTGATATCGTTACTGGTTGGAATACAAAGTTCTTTGATATACCATATCTTATCAATCGATTCAAAAAAATTCTTGGTGAAGATGAATCCAAGAAATTATCACCATGGAATTACATCACAGAACGTAAGGCATATGTAAACAACCGACAATTGACTGATTATACACTTGTTGGTTTATCATCACTCGATTATATTGAACTATACAAATGGTACGCACCTGGTGGTAAATCACAAGAATCATATCGTTTGGATAATATTGCTCAAGTAGAACTTGGTGAAGGCAAACTAGACTATGATGAGTATGATAATCTTCATGCTCTATATCGTTTGAACTTCCAAAAATTCATTGAGTATAACATTCGAGATGTGGATTTGATTCTCAAATTAGAAGATAAATTGAAACTGCTTGAATTGGCAGTTACTCTTGCATACGACACCAAATCAAACTTTGAAGATGTATTTGCACAGACAAGAATGTGGGACGCACTTACATATTCTTATTTGCGTGAGAAGTCTATCATTGTTCCACCAAGAGTTGTTAAAGACAAAGATTCAGCATTTGAAGGTGCCTATGTTAAAACACCACAAGTTGGTCTACATGATTGGGTTGCCTCGTTTGACTTGAATAGTTTGTATCCACATTTGATGATGCAATATAACATTTCACCAGAAACTCTCATAGAACCCGAAAACTATACAGACGCCATGCGTGATATACTTTCACAAGGTGTTTCTGTTGATAGAATGTTGAAGAAAGAAATAGACACATCGAAACTAGAAGGTGCAACAATCACACCAAATGGTCAATTCTTCCGTACCGACTTTCAAGGCTTTCTACCTAAGATGATGGAAGAAATGTATGAAGATAGAAAGAAGTTTAAGAAGTTGATGCTTCAAGCAAAACAGGAGTATGAAAATGAAACGGATAGCTCGAAGAAGTATGAAATTGAAAAACGAATTGCCAAATATAACAACATACAGTTGGCTAAGAAAGTATCACTTAATAGTGCTTACGGTGCTCTCGGTTCTCAATACTTTCGCTTTTATGACCTGCGCATGGCTCTTGGCGTCACTACTGCGGGGCAATTAAGTATTCGGTGGATAGAAAACAAAATCAATGAATGGATGAATAAATTATTAAAAACGGAGAAAGATTATGTTATTGCGAGTGATACTGATTCCATTTATCTTAATCTTGGTCCTCTTGTTGAGAATGTCGTTAAAACACCGATGGAAACTATTAAAGTTATCTCCATCATGGATAGAATCTGTGAAGATAAAATTCAACCATACATTGATAGAAGTTACAAAGAGTTGGCTGACTACGTTAACGCATATCAGCAGAAGATGGAAATGAAACGAGAAGGCCTGTCCAACAAAGGTATCTGGACTGCCAAGAAACGATACATTCTAAATGTGTATAATAATGAAGGTGTGCAATATAAAGAACCACAGATGAAAGTCATGGGTCTTGAGATGATTAAATCATCTACACCATCAGCCATTCGTGAGAAGATGAAAGAAGCAATTCAATTGATGGTGAACGGCACACAAGATGATATTCACAAGTTTATTGATAACTTTAGAAAAGAATTTAAAACATTACCCGTGGAAGAGATTTCTTTTCCACGTGGGCTCAACGGTCTAAATACCTATTCCGATTCATTGACATTGTATAAAAAGGGAACACCGATCCACGTCAAAGGTGCTATTCTTTATAACCACAATCTAAAACAAAAAAATCTAACTAAAAAATATCCACTCATTCAAGAAGGTGAAAAAGTTAAATTCACCTATCTAAAGATGCCTAATCCATTTAAAGATACTGTGATTTCGTATCCATCTCGATTACCAAAAGAGTTTGAACTACAACAGTATATCGATTACGATATGCAATTCGAAAAAGCATTCTTAGAACCAATTAAAGTAATTCTCGATTGTATGGGTTGGAAAACAGAGAAAACTAATTCAATAGAGGACTTCTTCTCATGATATTAATTATATTAACATTACTATCAGCATTATTACTATCTGGTATTGCAGCCTATTATTCTATCATTGGTTTGGCAGCAATTTTTACTGGTGCATTCTGGCCAATCGTTTTTATGGGTTCTGTTCTTGAAGCCAGTAAGTTGGTCACCGCATCATGGTTATATCGAAATTGGAAAACTTGTCCAAGATTATTAAAATATTACTTAACATCTTCTGTGGTAATATTAATGATAATCACAAGTATGGGTATTTTTGGATTTTTATCTAAAGCACACATTGATTCCACTTTAGAAGCCGGTGCAAATTCTGTTGAAATACGAACACTCAATCAACAAGAAAAGATTGTTAAAGAACGATTAGATTATTTACTGAAACGTGCTGGTAATCCAGAAACAGCATCAGCCAATGTTGACCGACAAATTCAACAAACACAAAAAGAACTGGCAGAAATCAATAAGAAAAAACTACCACTTCTTAAAGAAGAAAACAAATTAATTGCCGAAGTAGGACCCATCAAATATATTGGTGATATGATATATGGCACCGAAGATGCCAATGCCATTGATAAGGCAGTTCGTTTGGTAATATTGTTAATAATGGTTGTATTTGACCCGCTAGCTGTGTTATTATTAATAGCAGCAAATATGTCTTTACAACAAAGAAATGGTATTGTAGTAAAAAAAGATGAAATTGTTGGTATAGTACCAGATATTCCAGTCTTTACTGAAAAGAAAGAAGTTGAAGAAGAAAAGGTTGAAATACCCAAAGACAATATAGTTCAAATCGAGGAAAAGCAGGAAGAAAAAATTGTAATTGATGAAGCTTCAGGTGAAACTATACCTCCTTTAGTTGTTCATCAAGCACCAGGCATCTATACAGAACACCATCAGATTGATGAACCAGCTAAAAAGTTAGAGCCTAAGTATGATTATGAAGAAGAATTTGCCTTCAAAGAAAAAGAAGAAAAGGCAAAGAAAGACAAGCAAATTAAATTAGATGGTGGTGACTTTTAAAAAGGAAAATTATGAGTATACTTGATAAGATTAAGAAGAACAGTAGCATTAAAGAATCAGCAATTCTTTCAAAGTCTAAGTTCTTTACTGACAAAGATATGATACCAACGGCAATTCCCATTATCAATGTGGCCTTGTCTGGTCGTTTGGATGGTGGTTTAACACCAGGTCTTACAATGTGGGCCGGTCCATCTAAACATTTTAAAACAGCCTTTAGTTTACTGATGGCAAAATCTTATTTGGACAAATATGAAGATGCGGCTCTTTTATTCTACGATAGTGAGTTTGGTACTCCTCAAAGCTATTTTGACAGTTTCGGCATCGATACTGAGCGTGTATTGCACACTCCCCTTACAGATATCGAACAGCTCAAATTCGACATTATGCAGCAGCTTACGAACCTTGATAGGGGTGACCGATTAATTATTGTAATCGATTCTATCGGTAATCTGGCTTCTAAGAAAGAAGTTGAAGATGCACTTGAAGGTAAATCGGTTGCTGATATGTCCCGTGCTAAACAAGTTAAAAGTTTGTTTCGTATGGTGACACCACATCTCACGATGAAAGATGTGCCAATGATTGTTGTGAATCATACTTATAAAGAAATTGGTATGTTCCCTAAAGATATCGTTGGTGGTGGTACAGGTTCATATTACTCTGCCGATAATATTTTCATTATTGGTCGCCAACAAGAAAAAGAAGGCACAGAAGTTGTTGGTTACAATTTTATAATTAATGTTGAAAAATCCCGTTATGTTAAAGAAAAATCTAAAATTCCCGTTACTGTATCTTTTGATGGTGGTATTAGTAGGTGGAGCGGCCTACTTGATATTGCACTTGAGTCCGGACATGTTGTTAAACCATCCAATGGTTGGTATTCGTCCGTAGATGCTGATGGTGTAGTATCAGATAAAAAATATCGTATCAAAGAAGTTGACACTAAAGAATTCTGGTTACCAATTTTAAAGCAGAAATCATTTCAAGATTTCATTAAGAACAAATATCAAATTGCTGCTGGTAGTATTATGCAAGAAGATGTTGAAGAAGCTTTTGAAGTTGAAACTATGAATGGAACTGAAGATGAGTAATGAAGAAGCTAAAGTAAAACATAGCAAACGAATTTACCAAAAAAAGAATACAGTAGAAAAAAAAGTTAAGTTGGCCAAAGCTTACAAATGGACTGACGCACTAAAGCAACCACATAGGTATCTAAAGTGTTCTTTGTTTAGTTGTGGTAATAAACATTGTATTTTCTGTGGCAATCCAAGAAAAATTTGGAAAGAAGATACGATACAAGAGAAACGTCAAAAACAAAAGGTGAATGATGATTGAAGGAATAGATTACTGTTTCATTTATCCGAAGAATGATGAAACTGCGGTACATATTAAATTCTTAGAGGGACCATATAAGAATACCGTATTCAAATATGGTAAGGTAAAATTTAAAGAAGAAGATCAGCAAGTGTATTTACTTTTTGCCTATGATGTGATAGAATCTCCAGTAGAAAAGCCAAAGAAGTTGGAAAAAGATACCGACTTTAAAAACTATATTGGCAATTTATTAGTAGAAATTATGGGTAGTAACATTGAACAGGAAATAGTGGATGAAGCTGGAACAAACGATATTAAAGAATCTAATTTACAATGAAGATTACTTACGAAAAGTATTACCATTTCTAAAGACTGAGTATTTTTCGGATAGTGTTGAAAGAACTTTATTTAATGAGATTACATCCTTCACAGAATCTTACAATAGCACACCAACTATTGAAGCGCTCTCGATTGCCATCAAAGACAAAAGAAATCTTACAGCTGACGAAGTTCAGAAAGCAGAAGAATATCTGGAAGAAATTGCAAAACATAAAGAAGAAACTTCCGAGATACAATGGCTTGTTGATAAATCAGAAAAATTCTGCCAAGAAAAAGCCATTTACAACGCTGTATTGGGGAGTATCTCCATTCTGGACGGGAAAGATAAAAATCACGACAAAGGACAAATTCCCAAGATTTTGTCCGATGCTCTTGCAGTAAGTTTCGATAACTCAGTAGGTCACGATTATTTACAGGACTCAGATGCTCGATATGAATTCTATCACAGAAAAGAGGAAAGAATACCTTTCGACTTGGACTACTTTAACAAAATCACAAAAGGCGGCCTACCTGCTAAGACACTCAATGTCGCTCTTGCTGGCACTGGTGTTGGCAAATCTCTTTTTATGTGTCATGTGGCTGCTGGCTGTATGGTTCAAGGCAAGAATGTTCTTTACATCACTTTGGAAATGAGTGAAGAAAAGATTGCAGAACGAATTGACGCTAATCTATTGAATGTAACCATTGATGATTTGATGGACTTGCCAAAAGATATGTATGATAAGAAAGTGGCAAGAGTTCGTGAAAAGACTACAGGCAAATTAATCATCAAAGAATATCCAACGGCATCAGCATCAACTATTCATTTTCGGACATTATTGAATGAACTCAATCTCAAAAGGTCTTTTGTACCTGATATTATCTTTGTGGATTATCTTAATATCTGTTGTTCTGCTCGTATTAAGGCTGGTGCAAATATTAATTCCTACACCTACGTTAAAGCAATTGCAGAAGAATTACGTGGCCTTGCTGTTGAGTATAATGTTCCTATTGTATCTGCTACGCAGACTACCCGTTCAGGATTTACATCGAGTGATCCAGGACTTGAAGATACGTCTGAATCGTTCGGACTTCCCGCCACCGCAGACTTGATGTTTGCATTAATTTCATCCGAAGAACTGGAAGACCTTGGTCAAATCATGGTCAAACAATTGAAGAATCGATATAATGATCCAACATTTCACAAACGATTCACTCTTGGTGTTGATCGTGCCAAAATGAAACTGTATGATGTTGAACAGGCTGCACAGATGGGTATCGCTGATGCTGGTCACGATAAACCATTGAACACATTTGGCACCAGAGAAGAACGACCAAAGAAATCATTTAGTGGATTTAAAGTATGATGTTGACTAGAGACCAAGCACTTTATTGTGCTGGTGTATTTAAAGACTACTTCAGTAATCTTGGAAGTACCGAAGAATACATGCGTGATGAGAAATTGAAAGATATTGATAATCGACCATTTTCATTATTTCCAATTGAAGATGATTTGTTTTCTGATTTCTCGATGCACCCTAAAGATATGGATATTGAAGTATGTGAAATACCAAATGAAACATGGGAATCACTACTTGCCATTACCTCATCACACATCAATAAAGCACCAGTTGGTAAGAATATACAATTGGCAGTTAGAGAACGGAACTCAGGAAAGATTCTAGGTTTCATTCGTTTAGGTTCACCAGTCATCTATATGAAACCTAGAAACGAACTCTTGGGGCAAGTTTGGATTCAAAACGAGAATACTGCCAAGCGGTTTAATACTGCTTGTGTGATGGGATTCGTAATTGTACCATCTCAACCTTTTGGTTTTAATTATTTGGGTGGTAAGTTATTATCTGCCATTTGTACCAGTCATACCGTAAGAGAAATGTGTAATAAAAAATATGACATGAATGTGTGTCTATTTGAAACTACCAGTTTATATGGTTCAACAAAAACGGTATCTCAATACGATGGTATGAAACCATACATTCGATTTAGAGGCTTGACCGAGTCGGATATTGTGCCTATGATGCACGGTCAGAGATATCAAGATTTAAAAAACTATGTTGAAAATATCACTGGTGATTTACTTGGTGGTGATACTTCAACAACTAGTAGAAAATTGAGAACATTCACCAAAATTATTGCTTTAACCAAAGCAGCACTAAAAGGTAGTCCTGCAGGTAAAGAATTTGTGGAGACCATTGATAATGCTAAGAAACTAACTGAGAAGAAAAGGTATTATACGTCTGATTATGGTTTTAAAAATTCAATTGATTACATGAATTGTAAGACCGATAAACTTTTACCTGGTGAAAATTACGAGAAACACGAACTACAAAACGTGGTTGAATGGTGGCGTGGAAAAGCTATAAATAGATATGAAACTCTCAAGGCTGAGGGTAGATTACGAACAGAACTTGAAGTATGGACTTCAGGAAAAGACATTCAAATCATCAGGTAAAATGGCAAGCAAAGATACAGATTTAGCAGAATCCGCTCAAGCACTTTTTTGTGCGCTTGTAGACCATGTTGGAATTTCCAATATGGATAAAGTATTAGATGAAAATTCTAATTATATAATGTTTAAGGAAAATTGGGAAAAAAATAAATTAACAAAAGGAGTTTCAATCAAAAGTATTTTTGACAAACACGTTGTAGCAGGAAAAACAACTTTTGATGAAATAGAAAAGTTTCTGACTTACGGTAAAAGTTCAAAATTAGCAGATTCTTGGTATAAATCGTCCGTATTAATTGCTAAAGAACTGCTCCGAGAAATTGACAAAATTAGTAGAAAATTTTCATATGTGAAAACTTCTTCATGGCGAAAAATCATTTATGCACACCAAGATAATATTATCATGGATAATATACAAAAATTATTTTCTGAAGCTAATAAGAATCAAAAAAGCATAAAATCAGAAGGTTCAAAAGGACAAATTCCTTTTGGTGATATTAATAAATGGTCTCCTGCCGACATATATTTAGCTTCAGATAAAGGTCAAAAAGAAATTCAAGATAGAGTTGATAACAGAAAAGGTTTAACTTTTGTTGGATTGAATGGATTAAATGGTATCATTTCAGGTCTAATAACGAGCGGAGACTTGTTGCCAATATCATTAAAGAAAACCGATGGTCAAGTTCGAATAGTACCAGTAAATTTTAATAGGTTGATAGAAGAAAAAACAATTAATAATGTAATTTATGGTGGAGTTAAACCAGAAAAATTTCAAAAGTGGATAGATCCTAAAATTTCAAAACAAAGACCTGCCGCAAGAGATATTAAAATATTTTTAGGTGAGGACAAGAAAGACTTTGTATTTCTTAGATATGACCCATCAGGAGATTATGCAGGAGGATTCCGAGGTGAAATTCAAATAAAAGGTATGTCGGCTAGAGCTGGTGGTTTAGGAGAAGGACAAATAATACAAATTTTAAAGTTGTGTGAACCAGCTGGAAATTTTGGAGCAAAATTTGAAGCTGAACTAAAAAAAGCCAAAATAAAACTTGCAAAAGAAAAAAAACCACTTCGAGAAAAATTCATTAAAAGGGGTAAAACTGACAAAGATAGAAAAGAATGGTATGAACCGGAGATAACAAAACTTAGTGCTGAATTAACAAATACAATTTTTCCTTTATTGTATAAATTTCTATCCGATAAAGATAAAGCGGACGCATTTACACGGTGGGTATTTCAATATGCATCTTCTCGTCAAATAAACTCTTCCAAATATGTTATAGCAAAATAAAATGACACTAGACGATATAGAAAACGCAATCTTTCAAGGCCATAAAGGTTTCGACCAAGCATTGGATCTTATTGAAAGATACAAAACAAACAAGAAACATTACCTCAATGATGGTAAGATGATTGCTATCAATCAAAGAATCAATGGTATAAAAAGAAAATTAGAAACTATACCAATACAGTTTCTAAACAAAATATCTGTAACACTCAAATACAGAAATTATATTAAGTCTGTTGTACCATTAGGTAAAATAGATAGTGTTACGGCTGCAGCAACAAAAGTGGTTGAGATAGCAACAGAAGATGCCAACAAGAAAATAATAAGTGCAAAAGAACCAGCTACTAAGAGAAATAGGCAATACGAGAAAACGGAAATAACAAAATTCTTTTATCAGAATCACAGTTCAATTGTTGCTTTGTTTGAATTGTATAATATGTTGCATGATATGAAAGAAGTAATTAATAGTAAGGAATAATATGGCTCTCGTTGATTTTGATAAGATATTACAAGAATATACCGAAGATGATGATGACTTTGGTTTTTCTGCTGTATCCGAAGAAGAATACAATTCTGTTATAAACAAAACAGCTGAAACAGCTGATGATTATAAACTAAGATTGGCTGAAGTAGAAAAGATGATTATCCCTTTTCTTAAAAAATTACATTCGACCGGAGATAAAGAATACATATATTGGCCAAATCGTAAACCTGTTATAGAGAAACAAATAGAGAAAATACTGAAACTAACAAGAGATTAATTATGTCTGCTACTGTGATTATACCAACTACTGGTTCGCCAGAGGTGAAAACTGCCGTTGAATCTGTTCTAAATCAAAGTCATCCAACACAATGTTATGTTGTGATTGATGGTGACGAATACATGGATAAAACCCTTGAGGTGTTGGATTCAACTCTTAGTGATGAACGAGTTCACATCTGTCCTTTACCCATCAATGTCGGTGCCAAAGGATTTTACGGTCACCGTGTCTATGCCGCTTTCACACATCTAATCAATACAGAATATGTTGGTTATCTCGATCAAGATAATTGGTTATATCGGTCTCATGTAGAACAATGTATTAAAACAATCAACACAAGGTCGTTAGATTGGTGTTATTCATTACGTCAAGTATATAATAAAGAAGGTAAGTTTGTTTGTTTCGATGACTGTGAATCACTTGGTATTTGGCCAACATATCACGGAGTGCATCACATAGATACTAATTGTTACTTCATCAAAACAGAAGTAGCAAATAAGATTGCAAGTGTTTGGCATGGTGGTTGGGGACAAGATAGAGTATTTCTACAGGCTATCACACATCATTTTCCTAAGTTTCACTGCACAAGTGAATATACAACATGTTATCGAGTAGATGGGGGTAAAGGTTCTGTTACAGCAGAATTCTTTGAAAATGGTAATAAAATAATGAATGAAAAATATAATGGAGAATACCCATGGCGGAAAAAAGCTTAGTAATTGGTGCTATAACCAACTATGATTTCGATAAGGTTGCACCTTGGGTAAAATCAATTAACGAAACTGGTTTTGTAGGTGATAAGATAATGATCGTTTTTAATTCTACATTAGAAACGGTAGAAAAATTAGTTCAACATGATTTTAAAGTTGTTGTCGTTGGCCAAGAAGATAAAGAAAACAAACGATTTGTTCACCAATCTCATTTGCCAATTCATGTTGAAAGATTTTTTCACATCTATAACATTCTAAAAGATAATTGGGAATTTTATGACTATGTTATTACAACAGATGTCAAAGACATTATCTTTCAAAGTAATCCCGTAGATTGGTTAAAAGAAAATCTGAATGGTAAAAAGTTGGTTGCCGGTTCAGAAGCAATTCAATATATGCACGAACCTTGGGGCAACGAGAACTTGATGCAGACCTATGGTCAATATTTTCATAACGAATTTAAAGACTGTGAAATTTATAATGTTGGTACCTTGGGCGGTGAATCTGAATACATGAAAGATTTATGTTTGAACATATTCTTATCTGCCGTCAATCGTCCTATTCCCATAGTTGACCAGGCAGTTTTCAATGTGTTGATACAAACTTTACCTTTCAGAGATGTTATTCAATTTGCAAGACAACGAGATGGTTGGGCTTGTCAAGCAGGAACAACAGTTGATCCTTCTAAGATTGAATCCTTTAGGCCACATTTGTTAGAAGAAGAACCAGATTTTATCGATGGTTATGTTTACACATCCACAGGAAAAAAATTCTGTATTGTTCATCAATACGATAGAGTTCCTGAATGGAGAAAAATTATAGAAGCGAGATACAAATGAAAATTTTTATAACAGGATTAGCAGGATTCTTAGGTAGTCATTTGGCTGATCGAATGATTGAACTTGGCCATGAAGTTGTTGGTAACGATACCTTGATTGGTGGTTATGTTGATAATGTGCCACTCAAAGCAAAGTTATATGTCGTTGATTGTTGTGATGTTGACCATATGACACAAATCATGAAAGGATGTGATGTTGTAATTCACACAGCCGCCACAGCACATGAAGGCCTTTCTGTTTTCAGTCCAAGTTTCATCACACGAAACATATTTGAGGCTTCTGTAGCTACCATTTCTGCTGCCATTCAAAACAAAGTAAAACGATTTGTATACTGCACATCAATGGCAAGATATGGTGAACAACAAACACCATTTACGGAAGATATGAGACCGCAACCAGTTGATCCGTATGGTATTGCAAAGGTTGCTGGCGAAGAAGTATTAAAAGTATTATGTGATACACATCATATGCAGTGGAATATTGCAGTGCCACACAACATTGTAGGACCAAGACAACGGTATGATGATCCTTTCCGTAACGTGATGAGTATTATGATTAATCGCAATCTACAAGGCAAACCTGCCATCATTTATGGTGACGGATTACAAACAAGGTGTTTCTCTTATGTTGATGATTGCATTTCTTGTTTAGAAAAGATGGCACTTGATCCTAATCTGGTGCATCAAATTATCAACATTGGTCCTGATGAAGGAACAATTACAGTAAAAGATATGTCGAAGATGGTTGCAGAAGAATGTGGTTTTGAAGGCGAACCAATTCACATGCCTGATCGGCCAAGAGAAGTTAAACACGCTTCTTGCTCGGCCGATAAAGCAAGACGTTTATTGAACTATGAAACAAAGACTGATTTGAGAACAGCAATAAAAGAAACGGTACAATACATTAGAGAAAAAGGACCAAAACAATTTGATTATTCTTATCCTTTAGAGATCATTTCAGATAAAACTCCTGCAACATGGAAAGATAGGTTAATGTAATGGCCACGATTGGTTTCTTTAACTGTGTTTCCACACAACCAAAAGCTACAGAACATTCGGTTCAATCAATTCGTAAGTTTCATCCAAATAGTTTTTTCATGATTGCTTGTGATGGTGGTCCAGATTATTATACATTATGCAAACAGTATAATATTGAATACTACCACTCACAAAAGAATTTGAGTTATCCTGTTCAACCTTTTGGTTATAGAAAAGAAAAGATACTAGAATGGTTGAGTAGATTTTATATTGCCTGCATTAAGACTAATACGACACATTTAATGATGGTTGAAGATGATGTGGTGTTGGTCAAACCAGTAACAGTTGAAGATGATTGGGAAGTTGCTGGACATCCAACAACACACGCAAACCTATTTCATCCAGAATTTACGAAGATGATACATGAATTTTCTGGAGTTTATCCTGATGTTCAAGGTTATGGTGCAGGCGGAGGTTCAATTTTTAAAGTGAAAACATTCATAGACAATTACTTTAAGATTGTAGAATTCATCGATAAAAATGCTGACTACATACAAGATAACTTCTATCCTACGATGGGTTGGATGGACTGTTATATGACATACTACTATTTGTTATGTGGCAAAAAATATACAAACAATCCTTATTTGTTTAATATTTGGCCAACTGATA